AAATTAAAAATGGCAAACTTCAAATAATCGAACAAAATCCTAAATTAGAAGGATTTATTGATGGCGTGATTCAATATGAAGATGGTTTTAGTTGGAGACGTGATAGTTATAATAAAAATGAATGGTATTTATATGATGGTGGCGAAGATGAAGATCGTCATGCAGGAAAAATACTAAGTTGTATTGTTTCAGATGATGGCATTAGTCAGGTATCTGTAAAATCAGCCGCTGCTAAGAAAAAACCTAGTATATATCGTAGTTATCTAAATGATTTATTAGATGTAGTTGAAGAAATGAATGCTGAGGGATAAAAATGGAATTAGAGCATTATGTAAAACTACTAAAAAAAGGTCTATCAGATTCAGATAAAGAACGATTTGTTAAACTTGTAAAAGAGTTGGATCCGGAAATAGAAACATACTATGACGATGGCGGAGCAGTTATAGTAGAAACATGCCATCCTTTTAGCAATGATGACGTTAATCAACTTTTTAAAAAATGTGAATCATATTATGATGATTTTTTTATAATGGCATCGTCAAATGAAGATTTAGACGAATCTAAAGAAGAACCAAAAGAAGATAAATCAATCTATGATCAAATGTTTGATGAATTAGAAGTTCAAATGCACAATAGGGTTATGGAAAAGAAAACTAAATTGGGTTGGAGACACGGTGACAAATTCGATCCGCATGAAAAGACTTCTCCGTTATTGAAGCCATATCATCAATTACCAGAAGAATATAAGATCAAAAACGGACAAGTTTTTATGGATGTTATTGATATTCTTAAAAAACACGGATTTAAAGTTTCTTTACCAAAGAAAAATTAGAAATAATCTCCTGCATTATTCTTCCGTTTCTTATAATAAATTCTGCTTCATCTGCATCGGATTCAAATTCTATATATATGTCAACAGCACCGGAATTTTTAAAGAATACATCATGCTCATTATCCCAGGTATATATATTTCCTTTTGATAGTTTTACATTAGGAAACTCTTTAAGAATTAAATGAAGTATATATTCTATAGTTGCCCCTTCATAATAATTTGTCATTATACCAACAATTTGCCAGGTATTTTTTACTAGTCCAATTTTTTTTAATAGTTTGAAAAAAGAATCACACCGAATTTTTTTATATGAAATGTTAATATGTGGAACAGCAATAGCACCATATGCTGCTAAAATTGCGGGGGCTTGTGTTTCAAAAAACAATGAATTATATTCTAGTTTTTCACTGCCCATTTATTAATTCCTGTTTTAATTCTTCTAAAAATTTATCTCTTATAAGTATAAAAAATGCTGCATCTGCTTTTGATTTAAAGTAGAAATCAAAGTATATTCTACCTGATTTAGGAGATCCAACTAATGCAAACGTTTCTACTTTTTTTGTTATTTTTATATCTGGATAGATTTTTTTTAATCTAACAGAAAGTTTATCACAAAATTTATTAGGCTCATAGCTAACAAGCCAGCCAGTAACTTTCCAATTTTGTCTTAGCTTAAATAATCCGATTATTGTTTCTACGATTACGTTGTTATCTACTTTTTTAAGATATAAATCAGAACGTGAAACATCTAACGGAAAAAATGCACCGTATTGATCATCATTACTATAAAGAAATTTGTCTTTCTTCCAATTATCATCTAATATAGACATTTAAAACCTTATTCAGCCAACTTCTCCTCGAATACTTGAAGATTAATGTGATTCATTGGATCGTTAAGTGTCGGAGCATTTCCATAGATGCTAAGGACAGGCCTACTTGAAAGTGCAGCAGCCATAACTTTCTTGACATCATCTAGTGTGATAGAATCGATAATTTTTAACGTCTTTTCAGTATCAGATAGTTTGCCATAATTTTGTAAACTATTGATGTTACTTAATGCTACATTCTCAATACTTTCTTCTTGTGAGCAAACGGCTGTCTTTAATGAGTTCTTTGCTTTCTTCAGTTGTGCTTCTGTAACATTCTTGCCAAATGAACGCATCACTAGCGCAACAGCATCCATAAAGCTTTCAAGCTTTTCACAATCAGTCCCGCCAGAAACAGCAATATAACCGAGTTCATCAAAAATTTCTGTATAACTGCTAATAGCATAAGAAAGCCCACGCTTTTCACGAACTTCCTCACAAAGCATACTACCCATACCCGATCCTAAGATCGCATTTGCCAATGACAGCATAATACGATCTTTTTGAGTTGAGTTCTTACGTCCAAGAGTTTTCCAACCTACTGTAACATTTACTTGTTGTTGTGCGTCGGTATGAACCAATGTTTCTCCCGAAACCCACTTAGCGGTACTTATTTTCTTAGGAGAGAATTTGTTTTTTTCTTTCTTAAAATGCTGTTTTGCGAGAGCAACTACTTTCTTATGGTCTACATTACCAGCAACACTAAGAATCATGTTAGAGGGATGATAGTGCTTCTTGTAGTAATTAAACATATCTTTAGGAGTATACGCCATAACTTGGTCCATACTGCCAAGAATAGGATGTTCAAGAGTACTTCCTTTGAATGCAGCTTTCATAAAACCGTGGTATACTTGATCGCTGGGATTATCATAGCTTCTTTTCATTTCCTGAACAATAACGCCCATTTCTTTTGTAATTTCTGCTATTGGAAAAATACTGCGTTGAACCTGATCGGCAAGAATATCAATAGCCATCCCAAGATGATTTTTTAGACCTTTAATATAGTAAACGGTTTGTTCATTACTTGTATAAGCATTAAAGTAAGCACCTTCACCCTCAACTGTATTATTCAAATCTTCATATGTTCGTGTTTCCGTTCCTTTGAACAGCATATGTTCAAGAGCATGAGAAAGTCCAATTTCGCGCTCAAGTTCATTCTTATTGCCGGTATGAACTCCTACAGCAGCGATCATGGTTTGAACAGATTTATTTGAGTGTGTGACAATCGTTAGGCCGTTTGAAAGTTTTGTTTTCTTGATCATTTTATGCTCCATGAATATGAATATAATTTTTAACCAATTCAGCCACATTAAAATACTTAATGAACATCAGCATAAATGCTAAAATCATCCACATCATTGATGATAACATAGTTTTAACAGTAATCAAATTTAAAAATGTTTGGTCACCCACAGCGTCAATTACTTCTGGTTTATTTGCACTTCTCTTATAGACAAGGTATATTAGATACTCAATAATACTAGCAATTACACATGCGCTTGATGCTGTATCTATATTAATTTTAAAGATTATAATAATAACAGCCATTATAATAAAATTTTTAACAAGCTCCCTGCGCCCCAATGAATAAAATGTATCTTTATCAGTAGTCATTTTATTTGCTCCTATATGTTTCCGTAACCTTTTGTATTATCAGACGTATTATTAAACATCGGTGAATCTTTTATTAGTTTAACAAATTTTTCAGTTTGCCCATTCGATATAGTATATCCATTTGCTATAAATTTTGAATAGCGCATTAGAACAAGCCTAGCATCGGGCATCGAGGATGCATTCTTTAAAATATAATCCCAATTATAGTATAATATTTTATTTTTTGCACATTTGATTGCTGCATCACGTTCATAATAAACGTTAACGCCATCAGTGCCGATCATAGAGTGAAAAGTATCAAAGCGATCTAGCAAAACATCTATGTTATTAAACGTTTTATATGAAATCAACTGTATTTTAAAATCTCTACCTTTATAGGGAATGATATAGGAATATGAATAATGTGATTTGTATCTTTCTGCTTTTACAGCATTAAGACAAAAACGATTTGAATCTAATCCATCAACATACTCTGCAACCTGCTCTTGTGTATGAAACCAAATATCAACATCACCGCGAAAATTTTCTAATGTCTCTCCTTGAATTGCACGTGAGAAAAATCCTCCAGCTATCCACGGACCGTATTCATAAATTGCACGATACGGCGTCAATAAATCGCCGGCAAAATCATAATAGAATGGATCAATTTTATGTGTATCTTGGAATTCTTGAAACGTAACCGAATCAAAATTAGATATTGTAGTGGGGGGAGGTTTTCTTACAAACATTAGTCAGATTTATCCTCACTACGTTTTTCATTTGCTAAAAGAGAAAAATAATCACGTATTGCGATAACATTGCCGTTTTTTAAACGAGTGATAACGATATAATCCCTAGGAACATTTGTTTCCTTAGAAGTGATCAATATTGGCTTCTTTTGGTTAGACTGCAGCATAGTACATTCTCCAAATCAGTTATAATTTTAACATATTTTAAAATTTAGTCAAGTGGGATTTATGTATTAGACCAACATTCATTAACGATATTTTGAGATAGTGCATAAAGATCAACGAAATCATCATCTAATGAGCCAGGAGCGTCATATAGAGTAACGAATCTATGCCCCATTTTTCCAGACTTTGCATTACCCCAGGCTTGTACTTCTGCTGTATTAAAAACAAAATTATGTACAAATTGAGTAAACTCATCATAAGACCATTCGCGTATAAACTGCGTAGAATCTATTATATCATTTAACGGCCAAGCACCATCGGCTTTTATAATAACACGCGCAAGATCATCCGGACAAGAATACGGAGACAATTTAACGGCAACTTTAGCTACGGCTCCTGAAAAATCTTTCTTACTTAGGAGTTTTAATTCTTTCTTAGCTTTATTATTTGCTATCGGTATTATGTTTTTCATTTTTTAAAACTTCGTGATCAATTGTTAGTGAAACTATAAGCCAAAATAGTAAACCAATTGCTTGTGGATATGTAAGCCACCACAATGATGCTGGCATGATTAAATGCCAGAATAGCAAACTTATTGTTACTATCATAGAAAGTCTATTGATTAGTTTCATGTGTGAAAACATCAATGCTAGAACGTTCATAGAATAAATCCAACCATTGTCCCTAAAAGCATACGAATTAAATAAACACCAAATAGAGCAACTAACGGTGACAAATCTAATCCGCAAACAATCGGTAGATACTTTCTAATCTCATTCAGAACAGGATCAACAATCATACTAACAACAGAAAGAATTTTAGAAACAAACTTACCTGACGGATTTAGTATATTGAATGAAACTAACCAACTCATAACAACAGATACGTAAATTGAAAAAGTAAAAATACTTAAAATTAAATTAACTGTTTGCAAAAGTAACAACAATAATATATTCATTTTTTAACTCCTATTAAAATTAATCGCCCATGCCATCCCAAAGGACTTCACCATCTTCACCATCATATTCGTCATTGTAATATTTTTCATGTTGCTGAAGAACTTTTGATAAATTTTCTTGTTTTTCTAATTCAGGCAAAACTAATGTTTCTAACAAAACAGCTAAATCTTTGATATGCTCAGTAAGTAGTTTTTCATATCCGCCGTTTGGGCGAGACATCGAATAGATCATAAGTTTTAGTGTTTCACTAGTAAGTTTTTTGTTGCTCATTATATCCTCTATCCTCTGTCAGTAAAATACATAACCGGCCAATAAAACCAATATAAGAAAACTTTATAAAGCGGCATTCCCGCCTTAGCTCTTTTTATAGCAAGTAATCCACCAATTCCTTGATAAATCATTGCTATTGGAAATCCCCAAATTCCAAATAAAAATACAATAAACCCAACATACATCCACATGAGTAAAACTATAATAAATAAATGCTAACATTAAAATAGCAAGAATCTTAGCAAAGCTCACATTACACCATCAATAAACAGATTAGCATCAATAAGCCCAAACCAACTTGCCCAGAACCAATCAATAAAACTGAAATTATAAAAAGTATAAATTTAGCCATCAATCAATAATGATGCACCGAGCATCATCATCCCTGCTGCTAAGTTTCCGGTAAATAACAATACTATTGCCACTACAAAAAATATTATGCCAAGCTTAGGCATGTCTAATCCTATTAAAGTTATACTATATAATAACACATTTAGAATATCTGTCAAGTAATTATCTAAGGTAAATAAAAGAAAACCCGGTCGTAACAATACACTGTATTTGATCAGAATAAAATGTTTTTAATGTTGCAAGAGGACCGGGCCGTATTATTATTTACTTTGATGATAATTTAAAATAGCAACCTTAGCTTGAAATTTTTCTTCGCTATTCTTTATACGGTCAATTTTCTTTTCAAGTATAACAATCTTATCCTTGTTATACTTCACAGTCTTAAGAATTTGATTTATCTTATCTTCTGTAGTTTTCATTATTCTAACTCAGCGTTTTCTAATCCCGCCGCCCTAAGTTTTGAAATATTATTAATCGTATATGATTTATTATCTAATCCCTTAATGATGCCAGTAAAGACATTTCTAACCATACATATTTCATTGATAAGCATTTCAAGTTCTACAACGTCTTTTTCACCCTCTGCATATTTTTCTGCATCCCGCGATGATAAAACTTTTTGATAATTTTCTAAAAACTTTTTATAATGGTGTGATTTTGTTTTATCGCGTTCAATTTCAAAATATCTTACTAAAGCATTAAGAACCTGCAATTGCGAAAATCTACGTTCTGTTATAACGGGAATCTTAGCTGCATGATTTTCTAATCTACCCTTCATACTTAATTCAGACCGTGCAATTTCTGCCTCAGATGAAAAGTAGTCCAAACAAGCAGGTAACTCGCTCCAATCACCTGCTACTTTGTAATACCATTCTTTATCAAGCGACATTTAATTTTTCTCACGTCTAAAATGATGGACCCAATAGGATCCTTGTATATTATATTCTGCGCTATAATAATCCCAATCTTTATACTTCATATACAAATCATATGGGGGATGATTACGACCTCTAAAAAATGAAACAACGCTATATTTTTTCTTATTTTCCATAACCTCTTACTTTTGCTATTCTGAATAATACTAAAAGAAAAATTATTAATAGAATATTAACAGTAGGATGCTGTGCGACATAGTTTATAAAATCAGTCATTTATTTCTCTTTTAAAAATAGCCTTATAATAATCTTCAATTTCAATAAAAGAAACTAATTCCCATCCGTCAAGGCCGTATTTGTTTAAATCACAGAAATTGCTACCAGACTTGCTAAAATTTATGATAAAATATTCAAACTTTTTCATTCGAACCACGTTACAAATAAACCATAAAGACTTGCTGAAATAAGCGTACCCATAATAAGTCCGCCTACGAGACCTGATTCTGGCCTCCAAAATCTATACCAGTTATTATTCATCATATGCCTCTAAATCTTCTTCTACAATAGGTTCGCCATGTTCTTCAACAACTAAATCAATTGCATCATCTAAATCGATATCTGTTCCCTTAGCATCTTCTAAGTCTTTGACATCTTCGACAAAATTATGATCTAAAAGTACTTCAATCATTGCCGCAGCGACATCTTCACGTTTCTTTTCTGGAATATGTTCACGAACACATTCCCATAAATCTACAATCATATTACCGACAACAGCAGAAGTCATTTTTTCTCTCCTAGTTTATAAATCTTCTTGCCAAACTTTTAAATTCCGCGTAAGATTTTTTACATATGTTTTTCTATTAGAACTACTATCACTTAATACATTTAACAGTAATCCTCTATCTTCGTCAATATTAAAAAAGTAGGTTTGTGCTTTTTCTTCGGTATTATTACCGAACAAAGTTACTTTCTGTCTAACAAATATAGTCGGATGATCTTCATATTCATCCATAAGTTTTACAACCTCAGGAGAAATAGAATATACCTCACCACCTACATAATTACTTCCATAAATTAAACCAGGAAATGAACCAAAGTCTAATAAATCATAGTCTTTAGTTGTTTGTGCCATATACTTGTATTCAGCTAAACCTTGATCAACTGCAGTTGAAAGAATATCAGAACGTTGACATCCTGTACGTAGTGTGCCATAAACAAATAAATTTATCCAATCATTATTCATCAACGATTACACCGTGATCAGAACTACCTTTAAATCCATATCTTTCTTCATCCCACTCTAACATTATTCGATCAAGAATATCATTAGTGATGCCTTTACGAAACTCTTTTACAACAGTTCCATCCTTAGCAGTATATACCAATTTATTTCCGTCTTTAGTTAAAATTCCACGCGATTCGAAGAAATCAATTAATCCAGAATATGGATCAAGTCCTTCAGAATACGGTATCTTTATTTCGGCTTTTTCGAATGGCTTGTTGTAACGAGTTTTATTAACTTGAACCATAGCACGAATACCATGAACATCGGTTGTTTTATTACCGGCTGCATCTTCCTTTAGTTTGCCCTTCTTCATAGCAACAACGATAGAGGATGCAAAGATAAAACCAGAGCCGCCGCCGACAACATCATCTGGACTGAACATATCTTGTGATTTATATGTATGATTTGTAACAACTAGACCAATATCTAAATCACCGAACATATTAACACAATTCATAACAAGAGCCTTGAGTTGTTTTGCTGTCCAACCCATATCACCCTTCATATCACCAGATTCGAATTGATCTATCTTATTTGGTGTCAATAGCATACCCAAACTATCAATAACAAATAGAATCTTTGGACGTTCTTCAGCCGGAGTTGCTGCATAATCTTCTTTATATGATTTAACAAATTCTGAAACAAACTTTGCAACATCATTGATCATGGTCATTGATATACGCATTAGTTTGTCTGGGTTTGTATCGACACCAACGGCTTTAAGCCAAGCCTCGTCTAGTGCATTTTCTGTATCGATTAAAACTGTAAAAATTCCTTGTGCTTGTGCTTCACGTACAATATTTCCTGAACAGATAAAAGATTTTCCTGAACCAGATTCACCAGCAAACATTGTTACTTTACCTAGCGGAATGCCTCTTGTGAAATCATTTGAAATTAGTTTGTTTAGTAGATAACTGCCAGTAGAAATCCAAACTTTTGGATCATTGAATCCTGTCGAAATATTATCAATGGATCGGGTCGCCGATTTGACGTACTTGCTGAGGTCGAAGGTTTTTCTGAGGGTAGCCATATTATTCTCCTTATTATTATAATAGTTTATTTTAAAACAAAAATCAATTTTTTAATTTCCATCCCATATGAATATTTCTTTTTCTATTAATTACTTGATTTAATAGTGATTGTCTTAAATTATATTTGTCTGTAACTCATATGAGGTACATGTTTCCTCAATTCCTGAATCGTTAATAAAATTATATTTTGTGTGATTATATCTAGGATGTTTATTGCCAGAAAAATCTGGATGATTTTGTGAAATTAACTTTTTTGTATGGGCTGTAAGTTTCTTTCCTTTTCTATTGCTAGGCTTACCTCTATGAGATTCAGCCATCTTTTTTCTTGATTCTTTTGTACGTTTTCTACCTAATTGATTGTTAGGTAAAAGTTTATGAATATCAGACATTTTTTGACAAAATTCTTTTGACATTTTTTTATTTTTATTCCACGGAATTTTATTTTTATTTGATTTAGAAATTTTACGTTTTGTTTCATCATTAAATTTTTTACTATTTCCACCAGTATCACAATTATAACCTCGTTCCCGATGATTACTTTTATTTTTTAATATATGATGAGTTTCCATTTCATTTAAATGATCCAAATCAGAACAATAGCATATTATTTCTATTGAAAAATTTTCTATACCATATTTTTTCATAGCCTTATATAACGGAGAATTAAACCTCTTATAATCTTGTCTGTGCTGGCGCCAACGATTTTCCAAACCTCTTATAGTTTGGCCAATGTATATTTTTTTATTAATTAGATTAGTGATTTTATAAATTGTTTTCATAATGTAAGAATAAGTTGGAGTAGTTTCCTACCCCAACTAAATTCTGGCTAATATTACTTCTTTGCTTGTTTGTCTTTAAGTTGCTTCAACAAATCTTGAACTGACATTTTAGCATCAGTACCGGCTGTTGCTGTTGTTACTGGCTTTGAAACAGTAACCGGAGTTGCAACCTTTGTACCGCCGTCAAATGGAACATCATCTTCAACTTCTTCAACAGGGTCTGATTTACTTGAAACAGTTGTATGCGTTCCGCTACCAGCTGTAGCTTTACCGGCACCGTCGTCATCCAAACCGAACGGCTTATAAAACTTGCCGTACTTTTCTAGATCATACGCATCGCCATTCATAGAATCAACAAACATTTCCATAATAACCGCAAGAGTTTGTTCATCCGGTTTCTTCGGTAAATATGTCGATAGATCGGCTAACGGATTTGCTTCAAGAGCCAGTGCTTCACTTTCAGTCAATGAAGTAGATTTACGCGCCCACTTAGACGTTGAATAATCTGCCCATTGTCCTTGCTTTGTCTTATAGATATAAAAATCTGTACCGTTTGTGAAATCTGTCGGCATATCTTCCATATCAGGATCCATCAAACCAGCTTGAATAATCTTCATCAACTTGCCGTTAACATTGAAACGACGAATTGGATTTTCTGGATTTGTTTCATCATCCTTGATGGCATTCTTACGAACAAAACCATGTAAAATAAATGATTTCTTCTTGTAATAGATTCTAGCGGTATCTTCGTCCGTTTTCCATAACGGTTTGATTTCATCTTGAATTGGGCAATTTTCGCCATACATTTGCATACAAGGAACTTGTAAAACAACTTGATTTGTATTTTTGCCGCGAATACCAGCAAACGGAAGCTTAATCATAAGCTTTTCAACCCAGAAAAAACCGTCTTGTTGATCTGCGCCGTTTGGCAAAAATCTTACTACCGAATGTTCGTCGTCTGGAATATCCCAAAACCTATAGTTGGCTTTGTCCGATGATTTGTTATTAAATGATTTTGATTTTTCTTGTTCTGCAGCTAGACGCTGGCGGAGTTCTGCTAGTTTATTTGACATTGGGTTATCCCTTTTTCTATATGAGTTAAGTTAATGAATGTTTTATAGAACATACAAACTATTTTCATACTCTAGTACTTCTCGCATACTAAAGTCAAATTTATTTAGCGCCATATAATAGGATTGATTTAATTATTTTTAGGTTTAGGTAATAATCTTAACCTTACACATCGTCAGGATCGTCAAACTACCGATACAAATGATTCATATGCTATATCTGGATTTAATATAATCTTTAAAACGTATTGTTTATTTGGATTTGCATAAACGTGACCAAATGCTCCGTATGATATTAATTTCCAGCCTAGTGGGGCTAAATTCTTTTCAATATCAATTTGGCTTTGTGTAGATTTTTTAATAGCATTAAAGAGTTGTGCTTCATAACTTTTGTTTGAATTTCTGATTGCTTCATATAATATCCTTTAGAGTAAGTCAGCAATCTGTTTAGAAAGTTCTTCATCTCTAGGTGCATCTGAAAGATCAGTGTCTTTTAATGGACGTATATTTGTTATGATCTCTTGTTCGGTATCTGCAAATCTATCAATAACGTCTTCTGGTTTTCCTTCCCCATCTGCATCTATAAGCATATCTGAAACATACAACACAGCATGTTGAGCAATATTTCTATTACATAGAGCAATAATATCCCCACCAAACTTGAGTTGTAATGCTCTAGCAAATATTACGCAGCCACCGTCAAATGGCCCGCAATTATAAGCATCTACCAAAAGTTGATAAATCTTATTTTTATTAGATCCTGGAAAACCTTCGTTTAAGAGTTCTGATATTTTCATTCTTCACCTATATTCACTTCTACAATAGCATCTTTAATATTCCCCGAAAATATAAATTGACCTAGTTGTTCTACATCATCAAGATGAATATCTTGCTTTAAGTTACGTAATTTATTTTTTGATAGAGTAATAATTACTGGGGTTGAACCATCTAACTTTGATTGTTTTTCTGCATAGTACCCACAAATATTATCAACATCTTCACCGACATAAAAATCTTTTACATCATAATTATTGTGTTGAATTTTTTCATATTGTTTTTTGCTAGTTCCATGAAATACAAAATCATTTTCTATATTTTCTAGAAGATTCAATAGTTCACGTATTTTCATAACACATTACTTTGGCATAAATTTGCGGGTCCGAGTATAAAGCACACTGCCGCGAGCTAATGAATCAATACCTTCTTTAAATTCCTCACCCAATTTTTCACCGTAAAATGCACGTGAAAATGCAACATTTGGTTCATTTAGTGAAAGTGCTTCTGAAAGAGTAGAAATTTTATTAGTGTTCAATTCTTTCATAAAGTCTGCTAGACCTTCGATTATGTAATTTAATGATTCGTGCATTTTTACATTAGATTGATCTTCAGAAACTGGATATTTCTTTTTGATATGTCTAATTTTCTTAATATCTTCGGAAAGAGCAATAATTTTATTTGAAGTATCATCAAATAATGATCCACCACAGTTGACATGGTTCGCAATAGCTCTAGCACACATCAAACTCTTTGTTTCAATCAATCTACGTTCACCATTTAGGCTTTCTACGTATAGATTTTTTACATTGCGTGAGCGAACACCTTTGATAGTTTCATCTATAATCTTTTTAGAGTGGCGAATAATAACTTTGGCTTTCTTTTCTTTTAAATTAACATGATATGATGAACGGGTCGATCCATATTTTGCGTATTTTGCGGACTCTGACAATTTGAAAGAATCATAATAATCTTCTATGTCTTCTGGTGTAACATATCCTTTGCCTTTGCACCCATGACAACTAGTCCAAACTTTATTTTCAGATCGTAATACATTTCTTCTCCCAGCCCGATCAGGATTAGATGGTAAATGTAGCATTCCCTCACCCTTACAATTTTGACATAACTTATTTTTAGATTTAAGGGGAACGATATCTTCTTTTAAATCATCTTCTACTTTTTTGTTACGGCGAGTTTTCTCTTTCATTAATTTACTGTCTTCTTCAGGTGCATGTGACTTATATGGACGTTCCCGCTGTAGTTTGTAATTGATGCTTCCTGGATTTTCAGTAGAAGAAACATTTGCTAAAGTTTTTGGTCTAACTTTATGCGAAGGAAATGGAACAACATCTTCCATAACAGTTTCATAGTCCGAAGCTAACGAATCAAATACTTCATCAATCTGATCTTCATATCTGATTAAGGTAACTAAAAATTCTCCTTCATCAGCACCTTGAAAAAATACCGACTTCAATGTATGCTTATCTTGAAGAACGATACCGTGATTTACGCTTGCTGCAATATAATTTGGGGTTTCTCTATATGTGTAACGATACCATGGTTCTTCAGTTACTAGTTTATTTTCAACATCTTTATGTAACTTGGCTGTTGGTTTTGTTTTATCTGATGGAAATGGAACAACATCTTCCTTAAATAAAGAAGAATCTTCCCCCTGTGCTAGTTCAATTTCGTGTATTTTTGAATACGGATATTTCTTTTGTGCTTTCTTTCTGGCACCAGCTTCTGAATCAGCATCTATTAATCTGCTTACTTTATTACCACTTTTCCCACCACTAATCCAAACAGTATATTTGTTTTTAAAACTTTCATTAACACCAGCAGGCATACCAGATTCATTAACTCCGTTGCCTTTAGCAACATTACTTAATGGGGCTTTCATAAGTCTACCGTCTTCAACACGAAAATAAACATAGTCGCCTATAATATCTGTAACTATACCAATCATACGCATTTTTTTAGTATGAATTTCGTCGCCAATATTAATATCTCCCTTATTAGCAACATCCTCTTTAACAGATGGTTTAACACTTGAAATAGCACAGCTTCCATAGCGGGATCTAATTTTGGCTCTAACTCGTTCACTTGCCCGATCATGTGTATCAAAAACTTTACATTGTCCGTGCTTAGTTTTGCCATTAACATCATAAGCATATTTTACTAGATATTCTTTCTTTTCTCGATCTTGTGCATCGGATGCTTCTTTAATAGCCCAACGTCCGACACCTTCGTTCACATTGGCTTGCATAGCCATTTCTTGTTTAGCTTTAGGAAGATACGCTAAATCTTTAGGTTCTATGTTTTTGCCAAACTCACGAATTGTTAAGGTATTTCCATATGAAATAGCGATTGATTTAATTGTCATTAATAGTTTTTTGAGTTTGTCATCCATACCTTCAGATTTATAGACAACAACCTTAGAATATTCGTTTGCTTCATCTTCTTCTGGTAATCTAATCATAACAGAATCTTGTGATGTTTTATCCTTAGCATAGACATATACTGCTAGATCAGGACTAGCTATAGTGCCGGAACCATCTGCTTGATAGAGTTCAACGAGGAAGCCAAAACCCTTGAGTGAATTGAATATTTCTGTGCCGATTTTCATTTTTAACCCTTAAGCTAGACATATCATGTATTTAGTTATTTTGACTTTGCGGTAGTCGAACCATAACCGGATGGTCTGCCGGGGATTTCTCGCCATTTTTGACAAATCCGAACTTAGAGTACCACTGTTCTAGTTTATCCTGTTTAATTAAATTATTATTGAGTTTTCCTGGCGGTGAATATAATGATCTATTCATACTAGCGGCTTCAAGTTTTAATGTTTTACCATATTTGTCAGCGATTTCGCATAGAAGTCTTAATATATCAGACCCAATACCTTGCCCTTGCTGTCTACTGGGAACAGATATTAGATCAATATTAATAGTATTACCGTCTACTAAAAGGTCTACATCAGCATCACTATATTACTGAATATAATTTAAATCACTATCAAGCGACTCTAGGAATAATTCTGAAAGTTTCATAATAATATTTACCTTAACTAATAAAAATAAGTGGCATTGGCGGCTCCTCATCGTCATCATCAAGTGTCTCTCTAAGAACACTAGAATCAAACGCGCCCCAGGACTCAGTTAAAAGCATAACACGAATAGCAATGATTGTAGCCATAACTAAATCGTCATTAATTCCGGGTTTTCCAGCAAAACTAACGCCAATTGACACGAAGTTTTTAAGCTGATAAATTAGACCGGGAGAATTGATTTTCATTCTATCTGTATCAATGAAAGTTTTTAGTTTTGTACACGCTGCTACTTTATTTCTATTGGTTGTATGAAGTCCGCGACGATATTGTTTAATATGTCCAGCAACTTTAGGTTCATTGAGTAATGTTCCGGGAAACTGTTCTTCGCCAATTTCTAATATGAGAGATATAATTGATTCGCCGTATGAATTGTTTTCAAAAGACCAGAAAATATTAGGCTCAATATCAGAATCAGCATATCCTAATTTTGTTACTTTTTGTTTAAGGAATTTTAAAATATTCATAAGAATTCGCACTTGTTCTCTAGGCGGAGTTCTATTGTGCATCCACTCCCCAACTTGTTCCATACTAGGCATTTCAAAAATCTGTATTGTAGAAAAGTCTTTACCGACACCGGCAGATGGGTCAAGTGTTACAATGTATGTTTTGTCAGGTAATATATCTTTAAAGAAACGAACGGTACCTAATGTGAATACTGGCGGTTTAGCACGTAAACGATTGAGTGCATATGGGTTTATTAACGTATCATCTGCCGAAATAAATTCACATTCATGTTCACGTGCAAATTTTTCATCTCCAAGTTTAGAACGTTCAGAATCAGCCCAAGCTTTGTCACGTTCCGGATGCTCTGACCAAATAGCTTTAACAGCTTTAAATCCGTTTAGTCCTACATCTTGTTCATTGCCGTTTTCATCAATTGTGTTTATTGCTCCGCGCCATAATTGAGCAAAGATATCCTCATCATTATTTGGGGTACTTGTTATGATACATTTACCACCTGTTGAAAGAACCGGCTGAATAGATGTCCAAAATGCTTCGGCCATAGTAGGACGAACGAATGCGAATTCATCGGCATATAGTAATGATATAGAAAGACCTCGGCCCGCATCTGCAGTTGTTGCACGACAAACAATTCTAGAACCGTTAGAAAATACCATACTTGACTTGTTATATTCTGTTGCAGAATCACGTATATGGTCCGGAAGTTCTTGATATGAATATCTAATACGATCCATAATTTCAATAGCTTGTTTTAGTTTATTTGCGACGATAAGAATTGTTTTATCCGGATTGAAAAGTGCATACCATAAAATATATGCCGCTGCCACGGTGGTTTTACCTAACTGACGACCACAGAGAATGATGCAATCTTTTTGATTATGTATGCCGCCTACGATTCTATTTTGATATGGATATAATTGGAGTGGCAATGCACCTTTGATAGGATGCTGAACTCTAATAAAATTCTCAATAAAATAAAGAGGATCAACCGCACAGCGAGTTAATTCCCTAATTTCTTTTTCTGTGTACTTTGTTTTTGTACCAGGTTTTTTAAACGGAAGATACGTATTACTCATAACTGTATTTATTCTAATAAATTCAATAATGCTCTTTTTAAGACATTGATAATATTAATAAAAAAATTCTATTACTTCATCTAAATACACTTATATAGGGAGTCAATGTTGTGAAAATTATAGATATTTTAAAAGAAGGTGAAGTTATTCCATTATTTGGGCAGGATGTTACATTTCATAATGACCACAATGATTTGCCCGATGAAGAAGATAATACAAACCCATATCCAAAACCATTCCTCGATCAACTCAGAGATGAAGTTCCTCCTATTAGAATGTCGCAAGATGAAATTGATGATCTAATGTATGAATATAGAAACTTAGGTGTGGGGAATAATATTCTTTATAAAAATCGTTTGGCACAGATTGTTAGAACTCCGGGCATAGATCGTTATATTATTCAGTTTGATGATACCGGAGAGAGAAAAATTATAGGCCGGAAAGATGGTGCTATTAGTTTAATACCAAGAGATCAACTTTAAAAAGTCCCACCATCTGTATTTTCAGCAGATAACAATTTTAATTCAGTTAATACATCCTTCAACAATGTTTTTAGTTCAGTTTGATCAGTTTTTGAAACAGCAATAGATGCCATAAGTTTATGAATATCATGGACCACTGCATCTAGTTCCTCAATAGTAAATCTAACATCTTTAGATTTA